ATCCCTGACAACAGAAGAAACGACCAAGCAAGCGGCTAACTTTGACCCAAGGAAATTATACCCAAACGGCTGAGTTGACATGATACAAGATCCGATTGCTGAATTTACAAGTTTTCCTTTTTCAAGGCAGTCTGCGTTACTCCACCCAATGTAATTATCACGAACGGTGATGCAAATCACATCAGACGAAACGGAAGTCGCTCCCAAATATTTGTGGGTATTTTTGTCACGGATTAGAAACCTCAAAAATCTACCTGGTGTTTGATCAAACGGCATAGTGTGACAAAACACTCGCAACATTAACCAATGTTCCGCTAAATATTTATTTTCAGGATCAACAAACACGATCTCAGGTTGAAGTTCTTCAAGTTCTTTAACCGTTGATTCCTTGTTGTTTATATCAGTTGGTTTCCAGATCTGAGCTTTAACAACGTCTGATTGACTTGCAAATTTAGCATATGTTTGGACTTCTTGCCACTTTTTAAAAAATGTGGCTTCTTGCACCGACATTGTTTTCAAATCGTTGAGATTTTGTAAAATCCCGCTGTGCATTTCATCATATTCACTTAAACCATCAGGTTCTTCTAAAAAATTCTCAGGCATAAACTATATTATACAGTATAAAAAGATAAAAGTCAAATATTATTTTCAATCCCAAGATAAAAAACTACTTGAACGTTCTGAAATTTCATTTGAGATTCCAAACATTTCACGTTTTGTAATTCCACGATTATCATTTTCAATCATACCCAATTCAGGATTGGCCATTTTGAATTTTTTAATTTCTGCAAATCCAACCTTGTTATTTTTTGACAAATTATCCTTTACAAATAATGGTTGTAGATTAGTGTAATTAAAGCAGGTATACAACTCACGTTCATCCTCTAAATTAAATGAAGCACAAGGGCGAATATGATCAATGTGCCAAACTTCTCCGTGATTCTCCCATGTCATACCTTCAATAAATAAATTTTCCAAATATGTTCTCAATTCATTTGGAGTACATCCGACTAAATCCATTGTTTTGTGTTGTTTTTTCAAATTTTGTGATTTGAGAGCAGATATCACTCGTTGGGAAGCTCTGTTTCTTGCAACTCTGTGAGGTAGGGATTCATATCGCATATAACATTTTTTACAAAAAGAACGTTTTCCAGATGATGTTGATGAGTCATTAAAAAACTGGGAATACTCCTTCACGGATTTACAACAACTACACTTTTTATGCTTTGGTTGTTTTACGTCGTCAAAAAATAAATTATTTGACGGCATAATATAATTATGAGAATCGTTTTTAACTTCTTCAAAAAATTTCATAAATCAATATTACTACTTGAATTATATAAAGTCAAGATTTATTTTTTCTTTTCTTTATCTGCTTGTTGTTGTTTTATTTTGTCAGTCTGAATTGCTTTTGTATCTTCACGTATTATGACATTCCACGATTGGATGGTTTTATTCAATGTATTTGAAAGAATGCTCCCATCTGTATATCCGAGTATCTTTGGCGTTCGCCCTTGTTTTGACATTTCACGTCCAATAGAAATCAAAGTTGATTGAGTTTCATTCTTTGATTTTCCAGTGAAGTAAAAAAAGAAAGATTTCTTCCCCATGGCACTTACTACCTCTAATGATTTTATATCATTGCTATATGCAAGTGAATATTTTTTATTTGAAATGAAAACAAATAGATTGTCTGACTTTTTGGGAGTGTCTTTTGTAGCAGGCATATGATTTAACTATTATCTGATTCATCTTTTGTAGTTGACTCAACTCGTTCGGACATCTTCTGCATCATTTCCTCTGCAATTTGAACTTGTTCTTTTCGATATCCATCTTGAAATACTTTCATCCCAACGGAAACAGCCAAAATTAAACATAACATACCAACAAAGATTAAAACGGCAATAGCAAGAACTGTATATGCTGATAATACGATTGGAATTCCAAGTATCGTTAAGCATTTTACAATTGAAGTTGATGTTAAACAAAGAAAAAGTAAAAGTGTAATAGTTTGAATTATCATAAAAAATATAGTGGATGTGATATTTTACAACCACATCCACATTTTGAAATTAAACAGTTGTTGTTTGTTTTGATGTTTGAGTGGTAGTATCTTTTGTACCGTCCACTTTTATCACATCCACGACTTCACTTTCATATTCTTCATGTAGTGTCACACCTGCTTTGATCGCTTCCAATAACACCTTCTTCGTGACAGGTGTAGTAGAATAAACCACCGTTGGTCGTCCTACTGATTTTGGAGTTTTTCCAATTTGTTCAAGTTCACCCTCTTCAACAGCACGATTTATACGAAATCGTAAAGTTATATTAACTGCATCAGGATGTGCAGATTGGATGTCTTGGATTGAGAAGAATGACTTTGGCCATTCAATTATTAGTTTTTTGTTTATATTGCTCATTTTTCAATTTTTAATATTCATTGTTTATTCTGTGTCAAATCCAGCACGATGATAACCACGTTTGTAACCACGGATATATTTTGCTGATTTTGATGAGGGCGTTTTGAATTGTATACCTGAGTTTGCATCAAGTTCCCCATCCATGCGACCTGTAAAATATTCTTCGTCGCTTTGATTGTCGGTTTTTATCTTCTTTTTCAAAGGATTTGCCTCTGGCATCTTCTCTGTTGCTTCGGAAGTGTAAACTGCTTTATCAAGAACTTTGTTGTAGTCTGCCAATTCAGCAATCACTGTATATTGACACGTTCTAAGTTTGGCACAATTATGATCATTAGGAACTGAAACAGCATCACGTGGATTTACTTTCACAATCATCACACGGTTTCCAACTTCTTCTATCGGTTTATCGTATATTCCACCATATTCTTTGACATAACCTATGGCACCAACATGAAGTCCTGCTGAACAATGTTCTCTTCGGTTTTTATTAACCAACTCACGATCCATTGTCACAACTTGTCCGATTGAGTTATCAATATTTCTGGTGTAGATATCCTTGAAGTTGTTGGTGATTGCTTTGTAAGCTAAAAAGCACCCATCTTCTGTAATCGGTAGTGAATACCTTTCAAGAAAATCATACAATTCATTGATTGATTCTTCTTCTGGATTTTCATACAAATTCTTGATAAATGTGATCAAGTTATCAACAGAAAACCCTTCGCGAATCAATTCAGTGATTCTTTGTGTTAGATGATTGTGTAATGGTTTATCATTAAAGTAAACCACTCCGCCTTCAACTGTTATAATTCCTTTGCCGAATTCTTGTATTGCGGCAACTTTATCAATCAGAGAAGAAACTAAATCTTCGTTTTTTTCTCTAATGGCATCTTTGATTTCCTCAAAGTATGGATGATCTGATTTGACGGTTTGTAAGTTTCCGTTCAAATACAAACCAATTGAGTCTTTGTTTATTATAGCATTCATATATAGTCTGGTGGCATTATACCACTTATTTTATTTATTGTCAATAGTTTTTTCAACTAATTCGATATAATCCTTAATATCTGGATTATCATTGTATGACGTTCCGATGTGTTTAAGCATCGGATAACGATTGAAAATTTCAGCTTTAACATCATGGATATTAAATTTAACAGACGAATCATCGATTCTGATTTTATATATTAAATTTATATCATCCAGAAATTCCAAGTCAGTTTTATGATTTTTAAATCCATTTGTAAATTCTTCAATTTCATTCAGTTTCAACTCCAGAAATTTAGAATATTTCAATTTACAAATATCTCTCACAATATTACATTCAAAGGAATTATTATACGAGTATTTATAATTAGCATAAAACTCAACGGCTTCATTTTCATCAATATATTTTTTGATGTGTTTATCAGCAAATTCATATAAATTTGTCCAATTTGGCAAATTCTTCACTTGTTTTGCTCTGTGTCTTGGAACCCCGATCAATGTGAAGTCTTTATCAATTGCGCCAATCTTAATCAGAATATCTTTCATATTTCCAAATGAGACAAAGTTGGATGTTGATCTGGTTGAGTTGGAATTTTGCAATTCATGTTTATATGTTTCAACATATATATATTCTCCAACTTTCTTGTCTTCAATTGTATAATCTGCCCAATTTCCAGATGGATTCCATGAGTAAGTTCTAATCATTTTTTTGAAAGTGCAACGATCCTTTGGGTTGTAAGCTCTGTTTGACTTCACTTTTGGGAGTGTAGAAGTTTTGACAATATTGGCTTTCGGATATTTGCTTTCTTGTAATACAAACTTGAGATTATTATCATCTTCACCAAAAACATAACCACGGATTTTATTTCCACCTTCATTTTCAGATTCTATATATTCACGCAGTCTGGCTACTCCACCTGTTTTCAGATCATTGACGATGATTATATGATTTCGTTTACATACAAATTGAGAAGATATGTCTTTTCTCGCTTTATATTCACCACGTTTGCTTTTTGGAGAACGATATTCATAAAACCCAAAATCCATAGGTGCGTTCAATTTACTATTTTTTTTGTAAATTGATGACGACTCAATTTTAGTATTTTTGAAATAATAGTCCCGATTTTCTAATTTTTTTGACAAATTATGTGAGAAATAACTACCACATACAAATATATCATGATATAAACATCTTGCTTCCCATAAATTTTTACATTTATTAAGCATATCATCAATTACGTTTTTAATATCCTCAAATACTTCCAAACATCTATTTTTGACATTTCTGATTGTTCTATCATCAAAGTGTAGTGATTCACGACTTGCAGCAATTTCAAGCTGTCCGATGGGAAATGTGATTTCAATACCAGAACTTAAAACTGCTGATATAATTGAGTCATCATCACTTAAATTGTATGAATAATTTGAAAGGTTTAAGTTATTGTTTTGTATTGGATATGCAATATTACCCATTAAAGCATACGATATATGATTCGTATGGGTAGAAGATTGTGTATCATCTCGTTTGATGATTGACCAACCATCACCTGAATATGAGTATTCAGATTTCCGATACTTAAAATCGGGACAGTTTAAGATCTCTGGTCGGTTGAGGAAACGATTGTATATATCCTCGGAATATCTTTGAAATGTTGAAATGTCTTTTTCATCAACTGAAAATTGGATAAGCATGCCATTTGGATCATTTGTTTTTTCTTCTCCAATTTTAGCACAATGTGGAACATCGTTTTCAAGGAAACAAGTGTAAATCCAACGAGTTCCGTTTTGAACTGAAATCACGGAAAAGCTGTCCGTGTAACAAAATGGGGATTTTGACCCCAATCCCAAACACCCAATATAATCATTGCTTTCCGTTTTAGTTGATTCAAAATAGGTTGTGTATATTTTTTCAACTTCATCCGCATTCATCCCAACTCCAAAATCTCTAACAGAGAACCAAGGTTCTAAAATAGTCGGAAGGTGTACTTGAAATTTTACATTTTCATTCCCAGCCGCAACATGAGAGTCATATGCATTTGTTGCAAGTTCTCTAATTGGCGGTGTAATTGAATCACTATAAATTCCCTTTGAGAGAATGGAAAATGCTTTTGCATTTGCCTTAATTGTGAATTCTCGTGTGGTGATATCGCCTATTTGTTCAACGACATCAGAGGTTTTTCCGATAACTTTCATTTTTTAACTTTTAACTTTCAATTTTTAATTTTTAATTACAGGTATTGAGAAATTGTCAACAGCATAACCGTGACAAAATCAGAAACCTGATATGAATATATATTGATTAATTCGTATAATTTAGTTGTTTTCATAATATTAAAATAACATTTTTTATTTAGTTTGTCAATCATTTTTTTAAAAATTCTTTATTCATTGTATTCGCTACTTGAGTGATATTCGTCACATCAATAAATCTTGAATTTCCGCCGTAAATATTCTTGAACTTCCGACATTCGGAATTTTTATCACCGATGAAATATGAAATCACATTTACACCTTTTTTGAGGATTTTATTCATTTGTTTTCTAGTGTGATCTTCTGCTCTTTCTCCTGAATAGTTGATACGATCAGTGTGAAAGCAAGGTTCTCCATCTGAGAAATTTAAGAAGTATGAATCACATTCAGCAGAAGATGGTTGGATTCTATCTAAAATCGCTTCAAAACATAATCCTTCTGGTGTTCCAGAATGTGAAATCAAATATGGAAATAAAGATTTTATTTTAGAAATCTTGTCAATTTTTGAATCATATGCCAATACAACACAAGGCAATCTATTATTTGCATTCACACGAAATGAAATTACCACATGAATATTGTTTGTCATTGAAGCAGCTTTTGCAATTGCGACAGCACACGTTAAAGCATTTTCAAATTTAATTCCACTCATTGAACCTGAAGCATCAACCGAAAGATGTAGAAAAGCATCTTTATAACTGTCAATCTCCATTTTATAAAATACATTTTCAGCACCATATCCAAGTTCAGATAATATCCGTTTATCAAGTTTACCAGAACGTTTTCGGTTAAACACCGTTTTTCTGGATTCACCTCTTACTTTTAATTTCTTCCCAAGGCGTTTTCCAAGTATCAACCCATGTTCAACTTGATTTAACATATGAGCATCACAAGCACCCAATACAAAAGCATCAGATTGTAATATTGCTTTTGTCATTTTTTCAACAACAACACATTCATTTGTAATTCCAAACTCAGGTGCAATCTTGACAGTTGAAACCCCAGCTTCTTCAAGCACAGATACCTCACGGGCAATTTCTTCATCAAGTTGTTTCTTTTGATGTTTCCCAAGTGTAAAGTCTTGCTGTCTTTCAAATTCCTTGATTGCTTTGGAGAGCTGTCGTTTTGAAATGTCATCCAATTCAACATCTTTGTTTGTCGTTTGTGACTCATTGCAAGATGAAGGATTTTTGCCAATCTCATTTACAACACCTCCGAATATTTCCGATAAATCAAAATCATCTTCTTCAATATTTTCGGTTTTTGGGTTGTCATCGGACGTATCACTATCGTCATTTTTCTTCATCGGCCATTCGGAAGAGTCATCATTTGGTTGAAGTTTATCCGAATCTCCTTGTTGGGTTGGATTACAATTGTCAAACAATGAAAAGGGCTTTTTGGATTTTTTTGGTTTTTTCTTTTTGAAATCTCCAACACTATCCAAAATTACATCATAAATCTCCAGAGCAACCAACAATCTATCATTGGGAGTTTTCAGTCTGTTTATACGCTTCAAATCCAATATTTCAGAAATTTCACGCAAACCATTCAAAGCATCCAAATCGGTATTCGGGTTTGTCAAGTTAATAAGCCTATATTTATAGGATTCGTATGTTTCATCACGAAATGCACTTGATTTCAAGGTCGTTGTTATGATTTTTGTATTGAAATTATCATCATATAAAGCCTTGTAATAACCTCTGTATCCTGGTGCTGATTTATACACCATATAATCTATATACCTATCCTCTACATAATTTACAAGCAGCCTGACATGAGATTCTACAGTTTTTTTGTCAAAGCCCTTGAATGTCGCTTCATCATACGTTGATTGTGGAATGTGTTTGAAGATTAATTTGAACATTTCAAAATCAGAATACACAATATGAGCACCCTCATGTAATGCCAATCCAACAGTTGTATCAATTTCGTCTTTGGAGACATCTCCTGAAATGTAAATTGTTTCGCCATTTGTCGCGGAAATTCTACCAGCAGTTGAAAATTTAACAGGGATTACTCTATTTGTCAAAATATTTACAAAACTAGATATTCCACGGCGAAATAATGCCAATTGAAGAGGTGATGGGTTATCGGAGACATAATTTCCTTGAACCCAAAAATCAGAATGTGGTTTTGACTGTTTCATATGTATAATATAGACCTGATATTATAAAAAGTCAAGTTTTAATTGAATAAATCTTTTGAATCTGGAATATCCGATGAATCATATAGATCGTCGCCAAATCCAGAGTCAATGTATTTCTGAACAATTTTTCTGACAAATGATCGTTCCGAATCTACACCACCATCACCGTCAAATTCTGGATAAATCATCGCCTCTGATATTTCAGATAATGAAAATCCGTCCAATGCCATTTCACCCATTTCAACAGCAAATCGTGTTGATAGAAAATTTGAAAGTTCTCCTTCTTCATTAAATGCATTTACTCTGGTAGCCGATGTAATCTCACAAATTACTTCCAATAATTGTTGGTCTGCCTCTGGATACAATTGTTTCAAAAGTTCATATTCTTGTCGTGAATTTAACAAATCAATTTCAACCTTTTGAAAACGATCTGAAAGCGCCCTATCCATTTGTCTGGTTGCCGTGTATTCCGACCCAATGTTTGCAGTTGCAATGAATGTAACCCCATCTGCCACTTTGATTGTTTCATGGTCATTCTTTTCATCCAATCGGATGTATCTTTGCCCATCCAACACAGGCATCAAAATGTTATGTGCCTCAGGGTGAGCACGAGATAACTCGTCTAAAAGAATAATTGAGTTTTCAGTTCGTATTGCCTGAATGAATAAAGACTCCGAGAAGTATGTTCCTTTGTCTTTGTCAAAATGAGTGTTCCCGATCAGAGTTGATCTTGGGTCTTGAGAGGCACCCAAATTAATTTTGAAAAATTTATCACCACGGCCAAGAGACTCGGCGAGACATTCAGCAGCTAATGTTTTTCCACATCCAGTAGGTCCGATTAATACTATATTCTTTCCACGCAAAGCACATCGTGTCATGAGTTTCCATTTAAGTTCACTCATAACCAGTTTAGATGGCTTGGATTTATAACAATTTTTTAATTGAGATTGTAGATTTGATTGATTCATGATGTTAATATTACATCACGAATTATAAAAAGTCAATAGTTTTTTAAAAAAAATCCACCAGCGTGAGATTCTGGTGGATCATAGTGCGAATTATCAGATTTCGCTTTACAAATTATTTTTTCTTGGATGGTGTGTATTTCTCATCTTTACCAGCATTTTTCGCTTTACGTTCATCCTTATTGAAATCTTTCACCTTTGGAGTAGAAACTTTTGAATCTTTTCCTTTTGGAGCATGTGAAGTTTCATGTTTTTTTGGCTTGTCAGTCATTTTGCTTGTTTTACTAGAATGACGTTTTTGCTTGGTTACAGTGTGACCATCCTTTTTAGTATCCAAATTTTTTGAATCGTGATTAGCTTTTGCGGTTTTTTTATGTTGTTCTTCACTAGCACGCTTTATAGCACCCCATACTGCATTTTCTATTTTATCCACAAGTTCATCCATTCCGATTCCTGGAATAATCTCATCTTTTGGGATGTCTTTTAAGTCTTTACCGTTAAATTCTTCTTGACGCTTTGTTTTTTTAACCTCTTCCATGTCACCAACTGTAGTTTCACATTTGCAGTCATCGTCTTTTTTCTTTTTGGCTTCCGCTAAAGTTACAGGTTTGTATTCATAGTCAGAATCCTCATTATATGGTCGTTTTCCTTTTGCCAATGACTTACGAACATATGAACCGTCTTCATCTTCAATAATCTCTTTAAGGTCGTTTTTAATGAATTCACAAATATCCTCACATGAAACACCATTTTTGTAGATTCTATCCGAATCATGGGTGTATGCTCTGAGATCATATTTACCCATTCCTTCTTTGGCAATGTCTTTTACTGGGTATAATTGAACATCAAATAGTTTTCCACCATGACCATCATCTAAAACGATTCTGGAAAAAGAATTGTTGATTAGAGCACGATACTCTTTGTTTAAAGTTTTGATGGACTTATCCATTTCATCCAATTCATTGACCATTCTACGGTCTGCTGTAATTTGTTCGGAAACAAGTCTCTTAATGTGGGAACGTAATTTGTCGTGTGTTATCATGCTTATAAATATAAATATATTTTATTTTAGACGTTTTTGTTCTTCTAACGCTTTAAGTTTTTGGGATTTTTTCATTAGATCCTTACCAAGACCTTCAATTTCAGAAGCAGTCCAACCAGCAGCTTTTGCAGCTCCTATAATAGCAGTAGCACTTAACATACCAGCACCTTTTAGTGCAAGTTTTCCAATTCCCTTACCGACATTCTTGACACTTTTTCCTACAAATTTACCAGTGTCTTTTAAAAATCCTTCTTCAATTAAGGATTCTTTGATCAATTGTTTTAGTTCACTTTTTTTCATAATTTTTAAAATCATCGGATCATCCCAATTCACGTGCTATGTCATTTTTAACCCATTCTAATGCTGCTTTTGTACTCTCACCATTAGTCATCTTCATCCCAGTTGTGAATGCGGAATCCATGTCATATCCAGAATTCGCCAATTTTAATTGTTCTTCAGGTGACATGGTTTTCATAATGTTTTGAAATACAGCTCCAGACGATCTACTCATGTCTTGATCAGCTAAATATTCTTGTACTTTAGGATCTAACTTGGAAACGTCACCGAAGGTTCTGGACATTCGTTGTAGTTGTTTTTCCGATAAATCGGGTTGGGATGTATTAGATCCTCCGACTTCCGTTGAATTCTTGCTAAGATCATCTCCCTTGGTATCAGGTTGCATCATGTTTCGTCCGTCTCGCATAGAAGAATTAATTTCCTTATCTGATATTTCGCCTGAGTTTATCTTATCAGCTATATCATCAATATTCGGAAGTTGATTTCCATTGGATTGTGATGAAATATAATCCATATAAGTATTCAATTTATTTTGATTTATATTCCCACCGGAAGTAATGTCATCAATTTTCAAAGAAGCTTTCATCAAATATGATGGGGAATATTCTCCGTTTGAGTCGGATGCCATATTTAAAAATATTCTAGCTTGACTCGGAGAAATCCCTTTTTCAGACATAAATCCCAAATCATCAGCACTAAAAGATTTAACAATTAAACCAAAATCATCATTTCCGGAATTCAACGATCCCATCATCCATTTTTTAATTTCTGGATTTTCATTGAAAAATTCAGCATCATATCCACCGCCAGATTTAACAAATTCCGAATTAAACATTTTAGAAAAATCTTCATCCGAAATATTCATGTTTAATTCTCCTGAATAAATTCCATCGCCCCCAATAGCATCCTCTGCACCAGGAACAGACATACCATCAAATATACTACCAAAGAATTCTTTAATTCCACCGCCAACTAGTTTACCTACCAATGCAGTGATTGCAGCTTTACCAAAGGCTTTTGCAGGTGGTTCACCAGCAAGCATACCATAAATACCTCTCATACCAATACCCATCACAATAGGAGCAGCTGGACCGGTGGCACCGGCAGCGGTTAATAACGCAACCATAGAACCGGCTATGAATGTTGCTTTACCCTTATGTTTTATCGCAACCTTGGAAAATTTATTCATTGCCTCAGCCATTCCTGGATTAGCCTTCTTAAAACGTTCTACAATTTGCTTGTATTTTTCATCAAAATTTTTCATCGGACCACTCTTTTGATAAAGAGCTTCCATTTTGTCGCCAATTTTAGTGGTTGCTTTCTGAATGATCGGCATTAATTTTTCAGCAGCTTTTTGTCTGGCAGCATCAGCAGCTTTTCCACCCAATTCACCAGCCTGTCCTAGTATGCTTTTGTCCTTTATCTCAACTTGAGTCGGACCTTTTTTCAATTCCGCTTCAACATATTTGAATAATTTTTGAAGTAATGGGTTATCCCCCATCTTATCCATATCCTTTTTATATTGTGCAGTGGCAGTTCCAACTCCCTTCTTAAAAGAGTTTAGTCGTGTATTGATCATTTTCAACTTCGCAGCTGCTTTTGGATCTGTAGATTCTTGACCTGATAAATTCTTTGCTATTTGTTTCCCGCCTTGAACAGCACCAGCTACTTTTGCTTTGGTTCTGTCAAATAAACCTTCTTCTAAAATTTTGGAATAATCTCCACAGGATAACCCATAAAATTCATTTAATAATTGGGTATCTGAATTTATGGAGTTTGACAGTTCTTCAAATAATGGACGTAATTCATTAGCGACATCTAATATTTCACGTCTTTCCATAATAGAAAATGATGAATACGAATCACCGAGGCATTCTTTAAGTATTTTGTCTTCTGTAAGTAAATTTTTTAATTTCATTATTTTCCAGCCATTTTATTTTTAAGAGATTCAGATACTTTGAATATACCACCTATCATATTGGCAGTTTTTGGGTCTATTTTGGATAATTCAGCGATAAATCCATTAAAATCTTTGCTTTTCAATCCCAATAATTTCGTAAAATCAGATTGAACTTCTCCCAACTGTTTACCAACCTTCTTCAAATATGTTCCAGTTAGTTGTTTAGCTACGGCTTTTTGTTTACCACCTGATGCACCTTGTTTCATGGCATCCTTCATGGATTGACCTTTTTCTCCTTTGCCCATGGCTTTATCTTTAACTGCACCCGCAGCTCCTTTTATACCAGAAACAGCGCCTTTGGCTTTTGCTTTCATCCTATCCAACACACCTTCATCAAGTATATCATCGGAATGGTGGATGAGTTGAAACCGAATTTCTTCTTTGATTAGGTATTTCAATTGTTTACGAGTCATACCTATAAATATATATCACATCAAAAAAATGTATTTTCCGACGACTGAATTATAGGTTCATATTGTTCAATTGGAAAATTAAATTCTTCTGCATTTTTTGGATATGGTAAAATTGGAGCTTTTAATTTCTTTTTAAGCTTCTTAGTTTCCCCCTTGCCAGTCAGAAAGTAGATATATCTATGTTTTGCTGGTTCTTGTTTTCTCCAAAAGGTTTGACCAACCGTTTTTCTCAAATGTTCAACATTATGACTGCCGTATTTTTCAAATACAGTTCGTGAGTGAATCCATTTATACGGATCATTCGTCAATGACAATCCGTAATTAGCCATTAGTTGTTGTTTTCCTGCTCCTTGATATAACCAGTTTGTTGCTTGGTATATTCCACCCAAATGTTGTTGGTCTGGATCAGAGTATGAAATAAGCAGCTTAACATGAGGTCTGTGTTTTTTAAGGAAATGAAAACTCTGTGAAATGCAATAACTTTCTATATTCTTTCCGAAATTATCTAAAATTGCTAACCTTGTCAATTCATACACTTCTCCCATTTCAATATTTTCACATATTGATTTAGCAGCGCTTCGCCCGACTGGATTTCCATACACCAACACCCCAATTAATTCATCATTAACACAATCCAAAAACTTATGTTCCTTTTGAGTGGAATAAAAAATCCCAATGGCACAAGAACACATAGTCCAAGCGTGGCTATAATGATTTTTTATTATAAAGGGTTTTGCAGTAGAGGAACTAATTTCTCTAATTGATACTCTGCTAGTATCAACATATCCTTCGGTATTTTGTATTTCTTGCATAATTTCCAATCCTTTGATTGTTTATTGTTACTTTTGGTCAATCCATGCCAACTTAATGGGGATTTACCATCAAGTTTTCGTATTTTATTAATTTTTGACATATAATTAGAAGCATGTGACCCACCAACCACTTTATAAACATTAGCAGAACTATCTTCAAATTCATAAATAAATGTCCCAGTCGTAACTTTTATATGAGATATACGTTCCCTCTTGGATTCTTTGATGTCATTATTATTTTCACAAATCAGTTTGCAAATCCACATAAAATATTCATTTGAATATGAATTCTTCATGATATTTATATCTTTGTGAATATATTGAATATTTGATATATCATATCCACGGGAAGAATCAATTCTATCAATGGAAAAATTATCACAGGTTAGTTGCATTCCTGATAAATTACATTTATAATCTTGATTTTCAGCTAAAATGATAAGATCATCATATGATACATTGAAGTCAAAATATTTTGTATTTCTCTTTAGTTTGTTGTATTTTGAAATTGGGAAAAACAAACTTCCACCTTTCCAGTTAGGATGACCGTCTTTTGATCTATTCTTTTGACACCCACAGCTCTTAACCCTTCCGTTCAATAAATAAAATGCCACTATTTTTTTTTCAGTGCCACATTTACATTTAGTCAATATTTCAGCACCATTTTTACTTCCCAAAGATACGCTTTCATTGATCACTGTCAAATCCCCAAAGAAATCACCCTTTGAAAATTTACCTTCATATTTAGACTTTCCTTTTTTACCCATGATTATAAATATACAACACGAATCAAAATAATACACAAATATGTTAATTCATATACCGATAGCACAAGAACACATAGTCCATGCATGAGATAATGGTATTTCACAATCAAGTCTTTGGCGACTTTTGAGTTTATTTCACGAAGTGATACTCTAGATGTATCTACATAACTTTCTTCAGGCATATTGCCCAATATATCACATTATAGTGAGTTTGTCAAACTTTATTTTTATTGTGAAAATTATAAACTTTACGATACCGAGTTTCAACATCCTCAATATTTATTTTTTTATGATATAGTTGCTTGAAAATATCAATCATCTCAACAAATTCATGTATATCTTGTGTTTTGTCAAAAAGTAAATCAATTTTATAAGACCCCAAATGTTCTCGGATAATATCAGTCGATAAAGTATATAAAAATACATATGATTCAGTAAATAACTCTTTTACAAGAATTGACAGCATATCACCTGTAATTATAGGCATCATCCAATCAATCAAAAACAAATCAACCTTCTCTCCTTTCATTTTTTGAACGTTGGAATATTTTAATGCTTTTTGTGGACAATTAAATGTTGAAACTTTGATACCTGTAAACGAACGTTTAATCCGTTCAATTGACAATTTCAAAACCAAAGAATCATCATCAACAATTACAATATGATATTTCGGTGTTGAAAGTTTAGTTTTGAGGAATTTAATCATTTTTTTCTTGTCGTTGATATTCCCGAATGATTTTTTCATATTCTCCGATTTTTTTATTAAGTTCAGCTATCTGATTTTTGTATTCTATGATCTGTTCCTTATATTCTATAATCTGAGTTTTCAACATGGAAATGTCATCACGATACACAGATATCATATTCTGTAGTTCTTGGGTTGATTCTTGACATTTTATCAAGTCGGCACGTGTATTGGATAAATCACCGCGAACTTCGTTTCTGAATGATTCATTTGCTTTGATAATTTCAGAAAAAGCATCCGTGTTATTCTTTTTTCTGGTGCTCAAGTAAGTAAAGATGGCGGTTATAAACGCAACCGTTATTCCACCTATTACTTGCCAGACCACTGTAGTTATTTCCATTATGTATAAATATACACAATATTATAAAAAGTGATTTTTTTACCCTAAGTCTTCTGTGTCAGTAGAATCTTCTGTTTTATCCCACAACCTACGAACTCTATCCTTTACAGCGTTTTCACCGTCGCCCATTTTCTTATAAACATTCTTTCCACTTTCGGATGATGGGTCAAATATATCAATCTGCCCGCATGAAGCATCAAACATACATGGGAATGTTAATCCGTCAGCGCCAAAACGATTTTTAATAATATGCATTCTTGCTGTGTTTTGCAGTTTATCTTCTCGTTTTCTTGATATGGAAGCAACAAAGTCAGCAGTCATAATTTTTCTATATGAATCAGCGATACCACCAGCTTCAATGATTTCTTCATTAGTCTGACTTCTGTTTGCTTGTGAAGCAGTCCAAACTGGAATTTGCAATTCACCAGCCATAGCACGAAGTTCTTCATAAATCCCACCTGACTCTTGGTATGAATTTGAATTCTTCTCCGCTGAAATAGGTCTTAGTATATCAGCATAATCAACAATGACCAAATCCACCTTTTTATTCGTAAGCATTTGAATTCTATCAATGTAACTTCTCAGACTTAATGCTGAAACTGTTTTTATTGGGTAATATTTGATCTTCAAGAATCCATCAAGGCTTTCAAGTGATTCTACAACCTTGTTTTTGTTTTTCACAATTGACTGAAAATCTATACCCGTGAAACAACAGTCATAACGTCTTCCAACATACTTTTGCTGTAACTCCATAGTAAAGTGAACCACATTTTTACCTTGTCTGAGAGCTTCCGCTCCAACTTTGTTCAAACACCATGAATTATGACTCAATATACCATTTGAATAGTAACAATGGACATCTTCTACGCTAATATCAAACAATATCTCAGATTTTCCAGATTTTTGTTCAACTACCTTTGTATGACCCGACTCGGTTTCAACTAACTGATCGGTTGATAAATCCTTCGTGAATACCCACTCACCATTAGACTTTACTCTGTGTTTTGGTGAGGTTTTGAGTGTTTTATTATTCCCGAAATATGTAGTCACCGTATTCTGTTTCTCAGTTCTGAACATATTAGCAATTCGTTTGTATCCGGCTGGAGTTTTCACCCGAATATCAACGGGTGGTGTTTTGGAAGCATGTTCTTCATCGGGAATCCCAATGGAAGAAAATAATTCTTTAATTTTTACTTTTTTCTGTGTGTTTCTGATTTGTATATTCATCTTAAAAAATTGTTTATTCTGTTTATTTGTTCGTCTTTGTTATTCAACCAATCATTTTCCCATATCTCAATGACATCATATCCTTTTGATATCAAATACTCTTTTCGGAGTTTATCACTTTTCCATTTATCTTTAGCTTTGATTGGAAGAAGATGTTCATTGATGATTTCATCAGCTTTATACATTTCAGGATTAGCATGCCAAAAATCACCATTAACTTCAATTATTTTATTACCTGAAATGATATCAACAATATAAGGGCCGATTGGAATGTTTGATTCAGCATCACCGCTAACGTTATTTTTCACTTGAGAGTATACCTCCATCTCTAATTTGGAAGTCCCATTAAATTTCCCAAAGTGTTTAGCCCATTTTGCGGCACCCACTTGAGATATCAATTTTTTCATTGAGTTTGATATCTTCCGTTTAGATTCCTCAGTTCTAATATGTCCCTTGAACTTAGAAGATTTGGAAGAATTTTCCGATTGGAGTTTATAAATCTCTATTTTAGCTTCTTCTTCTGTCATGTCATATTTATCCACCCAATACTCAATCCTCCATACTGATCTATCATGTGTATACTTTTCAGCTGATTTGTTTGCATTTTCAGTTTGAATCTCTGAAATTTTTCTTTTCGCCTCAAATTCTGAATAACCACGTTTCAACCAATAATTAACTGAAAAAATAGATCCCCCTTCTTTCTGAGTATTGGACATTTTCAATCGGTTTTCTGGATCACTCATCCATTTTTTAGATGTCTCTGACAATCGTTTTCTAACTTCATCGGAAACAATTGCAAGTTTAGTCTCTCCAAATTGAGACTTGTAATCATCGCCTGATATTTTGTGAGTTCGGTTTAAATGTGACACTAAACTTTTCATTTTACGTCCGCATATTTTACATGTTATTAATTCCATGGGTATAAATATACAAAAATGTATAAATTTATGTTAAGATTTACCGTTTCCACTTGAATTATTTTTTAAATTTTCAAGCTCCCACAAAATATTGTAAACTTGCCACCCAAAACACTTCTCTACTCCATTGATAATTCCCGACATGTCATATTGATTAAATGGGTCTATCCAGAGGGTAAATATACTTCCATCATTACGGGTGAAGTCTATTCCGAGTTCCTGATATTGAATTTCAATTTCAGTATTAGGACCAACGCATTTTCCAATTCCCGCTGGAGCAACAAATACCCCTAATTCACCTGGGCCTAATCCACCATCCATAAGATCATCAACGACATCCCAGTTTGTCTTTACAGCGTCACGACAGTCTTCAAGCAATCGTTCATCAATCTCAGTCATATAATCATGACCATCATCACGTTCCATGCCTGCTTTTAAGGCTTCATCAACCGTATGCTTTATTTTTTCATATTCTCCATTTTTAAGCAAATCAGCAGAATCAAGGATTGCAGATTTCAATTTTTGATTTTTACAAAATTCAAGAAATGCACTGCGAATATAATTTAAATCACTGTCGTCAATATTTGCATATACCTGACGTAATGACTCAATGACTGCTTGTTTAGTGACGACATCGCTTACGCTATTTAGTTCATTTTTGAACACTGTCATCGTTGGTATATCTTTGTATTTTTGAAAATACTCGCCTATTGTAATCACGATCCATTTGTGACTTTCATTTTCAAAAAAATCAACATGAAGGATATCTAAAATTTGTTGAAGGAAAGCTTTACCAGTACCTGTTCCTGATAGATCTTTTTTTGGATCTAATAGTGCTGATAAGCATTTAATTTGGAAGTCGTTTCCAAATTTTTTAAGTGTGTCTATTTCTGCCATATTTTGTGTTGTGTTGTTCGTTTATAAATATAATTCGTTTAAAAGCAAAAATCAAATTAAAAGAATGATTACTGCGATTTGGCGTAAAAATCCAATGTGTCAAATGTTTCTCGTAACCATACATGATGATTTTTAAAACATGCGGCGCTGAAAAGCCTGTATTTTTTAAGCAATGACGTAAATTCAAACGTATTCATTGGATCTATTTTTTTATTAATAATATCTTGAATTTTAAGTTTTACGAATGAACTTATATCCGATTCTCCAAGCTGCATTAAACAGTGATTTCGTTCAATTATTTGTTCATTCTCACAAATTAAATTATATGCTTTCAATTTTCCGTTTTGATTGTCTTTCGCATACTTCATCATATCCGACAATGTAAATTCTTCTTCTGTTGACAATTGGGGGAATGCTTTTATAGCGGTTTTTATACCGATTCCTTTTACTCCGTCAACATTGTCCGATTTATCACCGTTTAAAATTTTGTATAAGATGTAGTTTTTTGAGGTTATACCTGTTTCGTCAAATACTTCTTTTGGTCCATACATCCTTTTTTTGCTTGGACTATAAACCTTCACCTTATCATTAATTAGTTGATAAAAATCTTGGTCAGTACTCATAATGGTTATACTATCTGTATCCTCTTTGTTGAAAATTTCAGTACAAAGATAAGCAATTGAATCATCTGCCTCGATATTTTCAATTGCCATCATGCTTACAGGTAGATTATGACACAACACAGCGGCTTTTTGAAGTTGGTTAAGTAACGACACATCCCCATCGTCAGAAGAATCCTCGTAAATTCGGTTCAATCGTATTTTGCTTTTCCGCTTTGCTTTGTAATTTTTATAAACTGCTTGACGTTTCTTTGATCCGCCTTGACCATCAAATACAATTACACACCGTGTAGGCTTTAATGTTCGTATGGCATAACCTATGCTTTTGAAAAACCCATCAATCCCACCGATATGATCACCGTTATCATCCATTGCTGGATTTACGCAATATGATCGTATGAATGTATTATTGCCATCAATCAAAAGGATATCTGAATTAATATTTTTATCAAATTTGTTCGTATTTTCATCTTTGTTCAAATTTTCAAACAGAGAAAACAGCTTTTTCTTTTGATTGTTGTTTAAATTGGTCATTATTCTAATAATACAATATTTATAAGCAAAGTCAAATTATAAGAAATACATGAAATTAACGGATAAAATTTTAAAAGAATGGTGTTTAAAAATACCAAGAGGATTTCCGCTGTTAGAAAATGGCAAATTTACATGTGAAAATGACTTATCAATACTTAAAGAAATGATCAATTCATATTTGATTCTAGAAGCTCGTGGGATATATGGGCGGGAATCTGATGAGGTTTTTGAACATAAACCAACAGGAATAAAAGCCAAATTCGTTTCGGTGAAGTCATATCCAGATCCTAAAATTTCTAATAAATTAAGATTTGATAACGTGGATGAACGAAATACAAAAATAAAAGATTTGGAAGATTCAGGAAAAAAAATTGATTGGGTGAATACACCGAATAATAGATTGCTATCATTCGGCCTCATTAAGTTGGCAATAGGCGATAAAAACTTCATATACTGGGGAAAATATTTTGAACAAATTAAGCCAAATATGTTTTCAATGTGGAAAAACAATCAAATACCAGCCGGTTGGGAGTTGCAAATAAAATCATCATTGAAAGAAAAGTTTCCAGTCAAACCAAAACATCTTATAAAAACTTCCGAAATATTTAAAAATGCTAAAGATGTAATAGACGCCGTATCCAAAAATTCACGACCAGATACAACTGACATATTAACAACCGCATTGGAAAATGCACACAAAGGCGAAACCGTTGTGTTTCCAGGTATGGCGGAATATGAAGAACCGATCCGTGATTATTTTGGTGAGATTTTCGGACCATTGGCAATGATGGGTGGACAAGTAAAAGGCCAAGCAAATGATGCCAAAAAACAACTGGCAGGTGGACAAGACTGGTCAACAATGGGTATATCATGGCCTATGAATAGTAATACAAATTTAATTGACAGCAGTTTTGTTTCAAAAAAAGGTATGATTGGGATAAGTTCTAAAGGCGGAAAAGGAGCAAAAGCAAGTTCCAGCAATCTTTACAAAGCATATATCGATGTAAAAAGAGCAGGAAATGTAGAACTACTTAACGAATTATCAGATATAATACCCATTTTGACAATTATACAATCAAACACAATCATAGATGGTCCATTTAGACTTGCGGAATATCTGAGGTTAAGCATTTCAAAAAACTTGGAAAATGAGATTAAAAGTTATATAAAAAACGACAAAAGAGATTTAGATGGAATTTCACCCGAAGCAAAAACATTAATATCAATTAAAAAATTTAAGTATTCAAATTCATTTAGAACTGGATATGCTTTATTGAGTGTTGTTGCTAAACTGGTGGCCGATAGTATCAATAACAATGACAACTTAGATTTTTCATCCAAGGCTTTGTCATTGTTGAATAACTCAAGTATTATTCAACTACACATAACAACCCAAACAAAGGGTGATGATGTATATGTAAAAGAATATAAAGCAATATATCCTCCAAAATTCACTGGAAAAATAGAATTGGATGGTGAAAAATCATATTATTCATCCAATGCGTCCGGAAAAATTGCATTTGGTTTTGTATAAAAAGGGCGGTATATTTCAACCACCCTTAATTTAATTATTCTGCGATTCCTTCACCATCCTCAAAATCATACTCAATGTCTTCGTCAGCACACTTCGTTTGATCTTTGTATTGCATGATGTGAATATCACAAAGTTCTTTATACAAATCATCTTTCAGAGTTTTATTAGTTTCCAACAATCTCGTAAAATTATCTTTACAGATTTCATAAATTTTTCCATCTGAACAATGATATGTATGTTTGGTTTGTCCGCCTGATGCTTCAATCAAATTATCTAAAGCATTTTCATTTGCTGATAATGCCTTTTTCTTTTGATCTGTTGTCATACCCTTTTGTAGAACTTTATGTTCCGACAATGTGGCAATCCAATTTCCATAATTATCTAAACCACGGTCAAAAAACAAATCAAATTCACACTGTCTCATAGGCGGACCTAATCTATTTTTGATGATTTTACATCTAGTCTGAATTCCAATTACATTTTTATCTTTATTTTTAATTTGACCGATTGCTTGTAATCTTAACCGTAAACTAGCGTGGAAGGCTAATGCCTTTCCTCCTGATGTCGTGTAAGGGTCTCCGAACATGGCATTCATCTTCACCCTCAACTGATTGGTGAAAATCAACGCCACACGTTGCCTCGCTATCATTTGGGTTATCTTACGCATTGCCTTTGAATTGATAATAGCCTTTGCGGTTGCATAACCATCTTTACCATGATCAGATTCCATTTCAGTTTTACAACTGGCAGCAGCAATTGAATCAACGACGATTGTAACCAGACGATCTTTGGTTGACCCTCTAATCTTTTCAATAATTTTTTCAATGTTGTCGTAAATTTCCTCAACGTGGTCACATGAAATGTAAAGCAATGTATTCAAATCTACACCGATTGCCCTTACAAAATTTGTTTCCAATGAAGACTCTGTATCAATGAATACTGCCAATCCACCTTTTTTCTGTGTTTCCGCTAAAGCGTGCATACACAATAACGTTTTACCCGAATGTTCTAAACCTGTAACCTCAGTTATTCTCCCAACTGGAAAACCAGCATCTGGTCGGTTACACATCACTAAATCCAATTGATCATTTCCACTTGGAACCCAATCAATGATTTTTGAAGGATCGTCAGGATTATCATCACCTAAAACAAATGCGATATTTCCACCGTCTTTATTTGCTTTATTGAGCATAGCCGCTATTTCATCAGCCAATTTATCTCTACCTGTATCCTCTACTTCTACTTTTTTCTTTGCCATATATTTTTCCCTTGATTTTAACACTAAAAAAGGTGGGTACCAGCGTTATGCTGGTATCCCACCCTAAACGAACCAATCAACACGAATTAGTTGTTAAACAACTTATCGAAATCATTTTCTACATCTTTAGAAGAAGCTTTAACTTCTGTCTTTTCTTCAACCGCTGACTTTTCCTCAACCTTAGTTTCACTTGAAGTTTCAGTTTCATCATCCGAATCTTCCGTTCCTTCACCCTCTGGATTCAAATAAGCATCCAAAGCCGCTTTCAGTGTTTCATATGAAGGTTCTTCACCATATATGTCAGAAATTGGAGATTGATTTTTTATAGCCTCAATTACATCCTTGTCACCAACAACAGATGGCTTACGACGTGGTCTTATTTGAGTCTCTGGAAAATTCTTCCCAGCGGCTTCAGCTGAAATATACTCAACTGTGATGTCAGTACCATTTTTCAAATCGGTAATATCACCATACTCTTCATCAGCAACGATGCCTAATAATGTTTGATATACTTGTTTTCCAAATCCCCAAAATCTTACACCCTTGTCTTCTTCTCCACGTACGATTACTGGAGCGTAGATACGCATCTTTGGGTAAAATTGTTTACTCAATTCAAAGTCGTCTTTATCGCCTGAATTTCTAAGTTTGTTAGCAATCTCAACGATTGGATCTGGTCGACCAAATGAAGTTGGTGACAGATAAGTTTTTCCATTGAATCCGTAGTGGAATTTCAGCTCAATAAAAGGATTATCCGGTTGTTCTTTACATGGAACCAATCTAATATTCTGAGTTCCCTCAGATGGTTTCCAAGAATTGTTCGTTCTTTTGTTTTTGTTTGAGATTTCTCCCAGTCTTTGTCTCATTTTTGCAATGTCCATTTGTCATTCCTTATTTTTTAGTTTTTATTTTTCAATTACGCCAATTATAGTCGGCATTAATAAATATCTAATTATACCACGAAAATCGTGTTTGTAAAATTATAAGAACTTTTTATAAAAAAAAGATACAAGCACCGATAATTACTATCACCACAGCACCTACAGCAATTAACATTTGCTTCTTCTTTTTCTTTTTTTCAACCTTTTCTTGGTTGATTTGTTTTGATTGTTTTTTAGCAACAAAGTCAGCTTCTTCAAATGATTCAAGGTAATAAAATCCGCTGATTGATATTTGTTTTGCAAGATCGTGGTCAATGAAGAAAAATCCATTGTCACCCCAAGTTGAATCCCAACTATTTTGACATTCCCAGTATAGTTTTCCATTGATTGTTTTCCAACCAATTATACTTACAGCATGTCCGCCGTTTGTGTTTTCGCTATTGAGATATTGTTCTGAATCAATTATTCCAGAACCTGGTATATTATAAACATAGTCATATGTCAAAAATGACCACCATAAGTTTTCATTCTTTATCAATCTCTTAACTTTTGCTTTACAATTTTCATCATTTACATCAACAAAATAATAAGCATGGATTTTTCGTTTGGCGGCATCATCTTTTGCAAATTCAGCAGGAGTTATATCTTCATTTAACTTGTTATATGGGTAATATTCTTCTAAACAAACTCCGTCTATCCGCAATCCCTCACAAGCACCTGTAATGGAGGTTCCGCTGTATGTTTCACCTTTCCATTCATCATAATATTTGGCGTTTTTATAAACCCACATAGAACTCAAATTATCATCTTTAAATTTGGGTATGCTATTGAGAACCACTTTTCCACTCATACCAACACAAGCACCAATATTTCCTTGATTCTGAATTGATATATTTTGATTTCTCCGTGAAAATTCAAGTTCGGTTGGTTCTACTATATTTAATGCTGAATGTGAATCTTGAATTTTCCAATCCATTCCATCAACATTACTTGGGAATACATTACAAACAGGTTTCATACATTTATGATCTTGTATAGTTTAGTGTTGATTATATTTGCACCGTCATCATTTGTAAGCAATAACGTGTTGGTATAATCTGACCAGTCAATTTCATATCGTTCGTCAATTTTACCGCCATTATTTTCTTTGATGATTTCATTCAAAGCATTAATCGTATATAAAGTATTCGTTTGTTTTTTTCGGTGTACCGAAATGGTTTTTGGCAAAAATTCATCATCCCTACCTAATTCAACATTGTATGTTATGTATAACTGATAATCATTGTCAACATTTTGTAAAATGTATATTTTATTATACAATATTTCATGAGAATTATTGACCAATAGTAATGTTTGTTCACATTCCTTTTTATTCGTAAATGTACATAATAAATGTGAACGACTTTTATACATCAGCTTTTGAACCTTTACGTTTCAAATAATCATCCATCCAAAGTAACATTTCATCTTTGTCTTCAACTTTCGCTGGATCTAAAATCCCACGACGATCAGTTGATGCTCTAAATTTATTATTTTCATCAAACCATCTTCCGCTTTTATCAAATTCCCATTTCTGCTTTAAAGCAAATAAAATTGTAGGGTGAAGCATATCCCAATTAATACCATCCGAGGTTTCAATTGATGGGTCTGATTTCATTGCTTCTATTTTGGTTTTTATTGAATCCAAAACATCGTAAACGTGATGAGTTTCATCTGATTCAGTATCATCTCCAGATTCCCTTTCACGGAATTCAAAGTCGTCATCGTTTGCAAATGGTAGATCAAACTTAAATTGTTTGTCAATTTCAGCTTTCTCAGGTGAATCAAAATCTGAAAATAAATCTTCGGTGTCAGGTTCTTCATCTTCAACATTAGAATCGCTGGATGTATCATCCTCTTCATCATCTGTTGTTGATTTTTCATCGTCGTTACTTTTCGCTGAACCTCCAGTTGGGTCATTTGGAAAATGACTTCCACGTTTTAAAGCAGCCTTCTTCGATTCAGCATCAGGAAATGTAACTAAAATACCATCTTTGTTGTATGCTTGTCGTTCGGGAAAATTTCCTTCATCAACTTTCAAATTTTCCATCAACTCATGGGTAACATCATATCCAACACGTTGAGTCAAATACTCACGTAATATTGATTTGTGATAAGTGTTTTCAATTCTGAAAATTCCATCCTTAATTCTGTCGTCCAGACATATCTCGGAAAGTATGTCATTTAAAAATGATTTTATGTTCATAGGCAATAAATATAACAGGTTTTTAAACTTTTAGTTTTTGTAACTGTTTATAATTATTACCCGCCTTAATTTTTATTGGAAATTTATTGTTATACATCATAATTCTTTTAATTTCCCTCACCAAGTCAATTCCATCATCTTTGTGAAAGTCAATTAAGATAGAGTCATACGTATACAATACAATTTTAGATTTTGAATTTTTCAAAAGCATATTCACATCTTTTGTAATTCCCAATGCATGTTCCGTTTCATAGGCTTGGAGAATGTAATTGCTGAGTTTGCTTGGGTTTACATCGTCTCCAATGTGATCAAGATTGATTTGTCTACTGTAAACAGGAGTCTCAACATATCCATTTTCAAGGAAAAAATCCCAACGTTGGGTAATGTATTCATTCCATTTTTTGAAATATGGTATATTTTTATACTTATGTTCAACTCCACCATACAGTTGTCTGAATGTAAGTGATTTTGAATTATTCAACTCCACAATATTCAGTTTCTTTTTGTGGAAATAATATGTACCCAAATACTCATAAATGTTCAAATCAGGATCAATGTCATAATTAATTAAATTTGCAATCAAATGAGGATGGAATGCTGTAAAGTCAAAATCAATCAATTTCCCATCGTTTCCAAAACGTGAAATGAAACATTCTCTGGTATCATCATCTTTATTTAGAGCTGCAAAGTTAATTCCATCAAAAGCATTTGAAGGTCTGCCAGTGGATGTTAAAATGTTGTACTGAGAATATATTAGATTATCATTAATATGTTTTGTTTTTTCAGTACTGAAACTTCTTCCAAACTTTTCAACGTCAACAAATAATCCATTTTTTTCAATTTGACATAAAGTATCCAATATATTATCATTCAATCCTAAAAAAGATTGTAAATGTAAACGGTTAGATTCTGAATTCAATACCTCATTCACTTTTGCGTAAATTTGTTCAAAGATTTCAAGGTGTTTATTCAAAGGAATAATCGTATTCAAAATATTACACTCTCTAAAATTGAATCTGTAAAAATTATGTACTGGTAGATTAATCTCAGTGTTTATTTCAATGTTATTCAAGTATCCTAGAATCTGTACATCTAACGTATCACAGACATCGCATAATTGACAAAAACTCTTCTTGTTGACCACGTATCGTTTGTTTGTCATTGTGTTGAGTATTTGGCAGCACCTGCTAACAGGAATATCACTCAAAGTATCTGTATGGTTTATGCAAATTGCATATGTTACATCATTTGAGATGGACTTCACAAAAATGATACTAATTTCATCTGAACATGGATGTTTGTATGAAGATACGGGTATGCAATGTAAAAATACATTTCTGTTTTTTATTTTTTGCTTGAAATCTTCTAATTCTAATTCTGTTTGAATAATTTTAAAATCCACATCCCAAAGATATCATATAAATTTCAGAATGTCAATAAAAAAATACTGTACAATATACTTAGTACTAAATACTGTACTATAAATTACTTAGTACATATTAGTACATTAATATTATGTTTTATTTATTTGTACTAATATTGTACTATATAATAAGTACAGTGTCAAGTTAAAATAACTTTTTTTAGAAAAAAGATTAAAAACCTCTGTAAAGTTCCAATGGATTATTCAGAAAATCACGAAGTTCAGGGTATATTTTTGAATTTTCATCAATTGATTTTTGATTTTTCTCAAAAACGCCTTGAGTTTGAATTGTTCGTCCATTCATAATATTTCTACTTGGCCCTGAAATATACCATAGTATACGTACTGTATCATATAATGGAGAAATGTCAAGTTTTAATAAATTTTTATCACGCACTTCAGTGACTTCACCTGAATTTCTTCGTATAGCAAAAAATCTATAAATTTCACCTTCGGTATATTCTTCCTCTGTCGGTACAGGTTTATATGACACTGGAAAATCCGAGTTTGTAAGTCCATCCGGTATAGAATCAATTTGAAAATATTTATCAACTAAATTCATTTGGTTTCAATTTCAGCAAATGCAAGAACTTCTGGAAATGGTCTTAATCCGGCTGTTATTGTAGTTGTCCACATATGATCTGATATTTGATGTTTCACATTTTTAACTTGGTATACAGCGTTTTTTGAATATGCATCTGAAATTCCATTCAATGAGAATACATCTAAAAATTTCAATCCTGATATGCCAAGCATTTCTATTTCAACTTCTACACCAGGAACCAATCCATTATAAATTGCACTGTTGTATAAATTTTTATCACTTGTTATCAGATTTCTCATGATATCATCATTTGGTTCAGCAAATTTAATAGTTGAGTTTTTGATTTTTAATTTACAGTATAAATTTGGTTCAATTGTTTTTGTTGCGGCAACTGTGTTTGATTCTATCTTCTTTTTTACTTCATCCTTTAGTAACAGTTTATTTATCATCGGATCAGTTATGCTAGTTCCACGTACTTGTGTGTGAAATGCATATTCATCACGGTCTCCATTTTTTGTACTAGAAGATAACATGGTTTGGGTTGCAACTGAATCGGGTAAATTTATACCAAATGTTAAATTTTTTATTACACTATTACTAGATAATGGATTGAATGTGTATAATTTATCCCTGAAAAGTGAAATGTTTGTGGCTAAATTACTATCTCGTATTGTATGAATTCCATTTGAACCTTGACTTGGATCTAATGGAACTATGCTGAAATCCCATATATTACAGGCAGCAGCTGACATTTTAGATAATATATACATTAACATTCCTTTGAATGATGAATTTCCACTTACAGCATCCAGCACCAATTCAGATGATATAAATAAATCAGACAACTTTCCGTAATATCCTTTCTTCACGTATAGTTTACCATCTACTGTTAAATCTTGACTATATTCTGGAAATTTTGGTTTTCCCGAAATTGGATTTGAATCAAATAAATTACTTAAATTTACTCGTTTAGTTGATAATCCAGTACCATTTTCACTTGCGATTGATTGTAATGATTTTTTTGCCTCTGCAAATTCATCATCTCCTAACGTTTCAACAAAGCCATTTTCAAATTCTTCCTTCCCGCCTTTTGTAAAATTTAACGATGGAGCTTTTTCATTGGGAATTAGAAGGATCGAAGCATCAATCGTTTTTAAATTTGGAGTTGCTGAAATATACTCATCCCTTGCTGATGGATGATCATTAATTTTATCTATAACTATCTTGAACATGTCTGTAGTTTTTGACTTATCAACTCCTGTATTTGAAGTGTAATTTATAAATGAATTTACAATATCCACAAACAAACCAAATGATAACCACTTACCTTTTCCAGGTATAGAAGTTTCATTATTACTCAGTGTATGAGTTTCCCTCCAATATTTTTCAGTAATCACCCGTCCTTTTACATCAAATGGTTTGGAAAATTCTTGATATTTCTCGTTGTCTATAATATTTATCAAATTTTTGTCAATATAATCTGGAAATGATTGTGATTGATTATCGTCTTCATTTTTCTTCGGTTCAGTTTTCACGGTTTTCATTTTTAATCCATGAATTGCCTCCCCTACTTGTAGAATATCAAATGATATATCAAAGCCACCATCAGATCTTAAACTATATTCATAATTAGTTATACGACCAAATATAGAGTCATAATTTCCATTTGATTTTTCTTGAGCGGCGTTTCCATCCAATGGATTTTCGAATCTTTTAAATCTCTCTTCGTCACTTGAAACATTTATTGAACTTGCTGGGTTAAAATTATTCCAACCCCATTCAACAAAACATGTTATACCCGGAACTAAAAAAAACGGAGTAAGATAATCCAATTGAAATTTTGATGAAACTGAAGCCTTGACCGTTGCCTTTTTATATTTTCCACCATCTCCACCTAAAGTTTCAGTGGATAGTGATAAAACTCCAGGAGGTGGTCTATGTAAGTTAGGCATTGTATTTGGCAATGTATATTCGTTTCCAAATATATCATATCCAATTACACCTTGGGTAAATGAGTTATCTGAATTTCCAAATCCGTAAATTTTATCAAAACCATCTTGAGTAAATAGTTGAAATCCATTCCCTGATACACCTGGCAATGAAACTTGGGCATTAGACACAACCCTAACCCATGCAGACTTTGGACCTTTATATGGCGTTGAACCGTCATATTTGAGTATACTATCCGCAGTTGAAAATCCGAAATCTTTTTCTCTATTTTCAATTTCTTTTACGACCCACTCTCTGATTGGAGTTAGTGCGTAAAATGTGTCTGAATTATAATCTGGCATAACATTTTAACTTTCAAATTCGGATAACGCTTGTTGAAAACTCACTGGTATCCGAATTTGAATACCAGGTTTTAAAAATCTTGTTCCTTTTCCACCTTTATTAGCAGCCGCTATGATCCACCATAGACTTGAATTTTCATAATATTTATGAGCTAATGAGTCAAACGTATCTCCATCTTGGGAATATATGTAAATATCATTTTCAGAAATGGGTATATTAGGAATAATTCTAGATGGAAATGATAGTGACCCATCAAATCTTTTTTGTGCTGGTATATTTTGGTATCTAGCCATAATTAAAAATCGTCGGATGCAGTGCTTCCCTGGGAAGTTGGGAAATCTCTAAATTCAGGATCAGGTAATATTCTACCTTTAAATTGTGAAGTTATTGTGGTTGTGGTCGTGGTAACTGTGGCATCAGGAACAGGTGTAATACCCGCGTCTTGTCTTTCTTGAGTTTTTTCCTCTGATAAATCAACAGGTGCAATTTCAGGTTTACTATTTTTAGGTTTAGTCGGAGGTCTTGGAGCGTTTATTTTCTCAACATATTCCAATGGGTCGCCGAATCTTAAATTTCTAGCGGCTGGTAAAGTTTTTTCAATCAATGTACAACTTATATTTACATCAACTATCATTGGCAATTTATCACCGGATGTTCTTCCAATTTCCCATGGGGATTCGTCTGGTATACTTATACTGAAACTTTTAATTATTGATGGTTGATTTACATATAGATCGCCAATTGTCAATTTCATAAATGGAGGTACCATCGCTTTATATTTACCACCATCTACAATATCCAGGTTTGTACTTGGGTAACACAACCCTTGCAATCTATCAACTCGTTTCCACATAGGCTTCATTTCCTTATATGACGAAGCATACACTCTAAAATTGAAAGACAAATCACGAGTTACCCCATTGTATAAATATACTTTGTCTGCTCTGCCTAAGTATTTTATGTCATTCCATTCTGGATTTGTATTTTGTGAAATGCCTTTGAGTGTAGCTCTAAAAATTATATATTCTCCATTTACAAGATCATTGAAGAAAAATGGAATAATGTCAGATTTTCCATTTTTGTAATTGTCTTGTTGTTTGAAATCAATAATTCCAAGACGATTGACCAAATCCCCTCTTTCAGCTTCATTTCCTGATGCGTTGGGGAAAAGAAATTTCTTTTCACGTGAGTTGAAAGCAATATTATCTCCTGTGATTTTACTGTTTGATTTTTTATAATATCCCTGAGTTGGATGTCTTCCAGCCCCTTTGTAATTTCTATGTTGAGCCTCGGATGTTTTAGCTATAGCATTTAAACGGGAGTAGTCAAATAATTCCGTGTTTTCAAATTTAGAATTTAAATCATTGATTATTTTGTTGTCAATCGGATTAATATTTGGACTTGGAACACTTAATTCATTTGATTTGTTTACAATTGAATTTGTAAATTTATTTTTAATACTAACAGAATCAAACGCCTTATTATTTCTATTATCCACAACCAACGGATCAATTGTGTTATCTAAATATTTATTTTCAGCCTTCCTAGGATCTTCTCGTGTAACTGAACCACCGTTGAAATTTTTAATTAAACTAAGATTGTTACCTGGGAAATTTCTTACCAACGGACCGGTTGTATTAGCAACCCCACTACGAACCATAGTGTTATATGATGTTTCGTCGCCTCTGTAAAATTCCTCTTGACCACTGGCAAAAATGCCAGAAAATGGAGCGGTGAATGTTTTTAATTTATTTTTAAGCGATTGTCCCAGTTTACCCAATAATCCACCTGAAGCAGATTCACCGCCATCTAACCAAATCGCGTCAAAATGAGCTTTTCCACCTGCTGCTGTATGACCACGAAGCAAACCAGCACCTTGGCCCGATGCCAACGTTGATAATGCTGTATCACCAACCGTTGATCTTGGGGCTGTGGTACTTTTACCACCAAATCCAAACAAACCAAGTATAGCACCACCGATACCGCCTCCTGTATCTATAAATCTAAGCGGTCTATCTTGACCGAATATAGAACCAATTGGTCTTGCGGCTGCTGAATTAATACTCAATGGATTATATAATCTAGTTTCATCAAACGCATTTTGACCTTGTAGTAAAAACTGAGTTGCAATGTGTTTCAACCCTTGACCTGACAATAACATTTTACTAAGTCTTTCTTGATCTTGTATTGCTGAACCAATAGGCAAAGCACGATTGTCATACCGTTTAATAAATTTTTTAAAATTGGAATCGTTTAATTCAGTCCAAACATAAGGTTGTCTAAATCCAAAATTTGAAAACGGAACATCTTGTGCGTAAATTGACCCACGACCATAAATATCATTTTCAGCATCTTCAAATCTAGCAACATTATCAAAATAGTTTCCAGGCAAAGTACTCTTAGGTTCTGAATTACCCAATCCACGTGGTGAATAAAACGCATTTTTGTTTTCACGAAAAATCTTAAATGATTCGCTGTTTTGTCGTAATAATATTAATGGACTTCCATCAACTGGAGTATTTACCAATGCCATATCAATAAATATCTATGATATGGATTTTATTAGAAATCATATTTTTCAGCGGATGCTAGCTGACGTGAAACTTTTTTTCCATCCATATTAACAGATATTCCACCAGCTTTAAGTGCAGTAACCAAATCCGTTAGTAATACATTCGTTTTTCTTTGTTCTTCTAACATTTCAGAATTTGATGAACCACCCAACCCAGCTGAAAGTTTGTCAACTAAACTGTTTAATGGATTGAATTCACTTAATGGTATTATTGCTTCAGCACCAGCTTCACCTGCTGTAACCTTGGTTGCTTTTGTTACGACTCCACCACGTGCCATTTTAGGTTCATCGTCATCTCCGAACCAGTTACCGGGGTTCCATTTAGAATCCATTATACCTTTTAATTTATCAGATATAAAACTAAAATCAAATTTTGATTTTATCCACTCCCAGACACCACTAACCGAATTTTTCAACGATTCCCACATACCGGAAAAGTCAAAATTGCTGAATAGATTTACAACCAATTTTATGACGTTATCAAATGCTGATCCAACTTTATCTGTTATCATTTTTCCAAAATTATCCACGCCGAATAAATTTCCGACCAAGTCAAATACCATTTCAAATGGAGACCAAAGAGCAGCAAGTATTGCTTTCGGCATCCCAAATAATGTTCGTAAAATTTTCTCAAACACGCTTGTGCTTTCATCACTCCACACAGAAAACATATCCGAAACAAACCTCCACAATGTTTCAACTGCTAAAATTACCCATCCAATAGGATTTAACCATTTAGCGAAAAATAATCCTATTTTAGATACGATTTTAAATAAAAATGAAACAGGTTTTAAAATTTTACCAATCAATCCCCCAACATTTGATATGTTTTTCGCCATTTTTGCAACAAAACCCACTACACTCCGAAACATAGAAACTATAGGTTTGAAAATTTTACCAAACCTCCCCATAGTTTGACTAAATACACTGGCTAATGCTGCAATTTTTCCAAATCCAACCGCTAAAATTGGGATTATTACATATAATGTACCGAATACTTCTCCAATCTTTTCTGCAACAGGGATCATTTTTTTTGAAAATTTCTCCCATTTTTTTGTATTTTCTCCTGCTCCAAATATCATATCGGCTACTTTTTGGAATGGTTTTATAAAACCTTTGATAAAAGCGCCGACGATTTGTAATGTGGGTGTTAAAACTTTTACCAGTATATCAATTACAGGAACTAAAATATCTTGGATTTGAACCCAAACGTCTTTCAATGCATTCATTGATTGTTCTCGTTGTGATTGCAT